AGTCGAGAGTACTTCTATCAACTACCCAATTATAATTCTTTACTTGTTCGGCTACATTCAATTTAAATTTCTTTGCTTTGAATACATCGCTTAAGTTATAAGGATTATCAGATGTAAACTTGTCCCACTGAAATACCATTACAGATACATCAATGACTGCACAGTTATGAACATCTTGTCCCATTGTTTCGAAGTCGATGATTAAATCATTTCTCATACTATATTCCTAAATTTCAATATACTATTATAACAAACTTTCTCAGTCTTGTCAATAGTTTTATGCAAAGAATTCAGCTAAGTTAGGAGTTGTATCTACTCCAGTCTTATCATGTTCCATTAATTGCTTATGGTTGTTCTGTCGAAGATAAGTTGACTCTGACATATCAAGTTCACCTGTTAGAAACTTACCAATTTCTAAATGCATATCTCTTGATGTTGGTACAGGACAGTTCTGAGCAATATGATTCATTTTCTTTAATCCATCAAGTAACTCAAAATCTTCAGGGAATCCCATCATATGTAAAGCTTCTCGAATTGTTAATGATCTTTCTTCAGTAGGATGCATTGTATCAACCATATTACGACCAATCACTGCATTCATATATTCGCCAAAGACATGTACTGATCCATCCCATACACCTTTGCCATCTGCATACTTCATCATTGCATGATCTGAATACTTAACACCTTTTTCGTTACCTGTCTTGTGGAACCATTCGTTAGCTTCTTTCATCCAACCTTTTTTGTTTACATAATTCAGAGTTGTCTTAACACCTTCTTCAATCATAATTTCTCGAACATCACGATTTGTTTTTGTCTTGATGAAATTATAATATGGTTCGTCAGGTACATTCTTATTAATAATAATATCTTGATGTAAAGCGTTAGCAGGAATCTCTTGAAGATATTCAGCAAAATCTTTTCTATCACGATTATAGTAATTCATAACAGGACTTGATTCTGATTTCCAACCAATCGCAAAACATCTATCACGACCTTGTGGAACTCCATGAAATCTTGTTGATGTTTTAAATAATGATAATGAGAATCCACGTTCTTTACAAATTTCGTAAAGTTTATTTGCTACAGGACGTCCTTTGTTTGTAAATAGCGCAGGAGCATTTTCAACAATGACTACCTTTGCTCCAAGAACATCAATACCATTCTCAAAGACCATATACATAAATTCGTTCTTTGCGCAACCTGGTCCTTTTGATTCTGTTGTCGTTCCTGTATTTAACTGAGATAGAGCAGCACAAGGTGGAGTACCTGTCACTACATCAACTTGTTTAATACTAGGATTCTCTGAATCTAATAATACATAAGGAATATCACGTCCTAATGTATTTTGCTGATAGTTTACGTAATGGTTATCATTAGCTTCAAATCCACCGAAAGAGTAAATGGCTTCGGGTGGTTTACCAAATGCCTTCTCTGCTCCTAAAGCTTGTCCACCGATAAGTGGAATAAGTGGTGCCCATGTTATTTCTTTTTTGTTCATCCGAAAAAATCCTCAAGTGTTGCAGCTACTTTCTTATCAAATTGCGTTACATCAGGTGCAACATAATCATTATCAATCGCTGTCATAATTTTATTGTTTAAGAATGTACCATCGTAGTATTCAGGTTTGCATATAAGTTTGCGTAATCCTGTAATTACTGATTCGTACTCCTGTTCATTATTTAATAACCTATTCATCCTTTCTTTAAATTCAGCAGGAGTCTTCGGTCTTAAAAAATCTGGTATTGGCAAATGCCCTTGTTCATCATAAGATGGATGCAAGAACGGTATCACACCAGCATGTACCATTTCAATATACTTTGAAGTTACCCAACCTTTAGCGATTGGAATAATAAAAGTAAATTTAACATTATTCATTTTAGCCATTACATCATCAAGATGAATAGATCCTTTGAACCTTGCGTCTGTTTCGGTATTAGGATGTTCCCATTTACCATAGATCTCAACATCATCATGTTCATCTAATACCCAATCCTTTAATAATTTGTATCTTGAAGGTTTAGCTTCGTTTAAGATAACCATAAAAGGAACGTTACGATTTAAGTTGAACTGTTCAGTATGTTGATAGTTAATACAGAAACAAGTTTCCATTCCTGCATATGTTGAAGGCATTGATCTGTCATAACGATCTTGTTCTTTATATGACTTAATACTACTTACCTTATATTCGTAATCGTATTGACCTAAAGATATATTTGGTAAATTGAATATGTCTCTTGATTGATTCATAACATACCGAGGATCGTTTACAATCTCAACATAATCAGGATTCTCTTCGTTAATCCAAATCGCAATTGGTGACGTATAATTCTTTGTCATATCAATCACAGAAGCTTTAAGTGAACGGTCTTTAACTTGTTCAATTTTACCTGGGATTGTAACTGTACCAACTTGACCAACCATTAAAACAGTATAGTCTAATTTCATTGACCTACTCTTAAAGTAATCAATCACATGATTAAAGAAGGCATCATCGTCTTTATTTTTAATACCTTTCCAAATATCAATTACATTATCAAAGGGAAACAACTCCAATGATTCAGACTCATTTAGAGTACTGAAATCAGATCGTCCGATAATGTAGAATTTTTTGTCTGGGTTATTATTTGCGAGTGCAATAAGTACTGTAGACGGCTCGTTGTCTCCACCAACAGGAGAAAAGCGATTCCGCTTAAACTTGACCGATTTACCGATCTTTCCAAATCCAATGTTTTTCATAATATAAAGTTTGCCGTTCTGTTAAATTTATTTATCCGAATTGACCACACGCTGTCTGAGCTCTGACGAACTGAAAGAATGCCTTCTACGATTATAATGAACAGGACATAAACCTTTTCCAGTATGCTCAACATCTTTGTATTCTTCACCAACAATTCGAATGTCAGGATTGATAGTCAAAATCATATCAACTAATTCTTGCTCAGTTGAGAAAGGTATTACCTCGTCTACATATTTACAAGAAGATAACTGTATGTATCTTTCGAATGGAGTCTGAACTGGTGCGTTCTTTGCATCAGGACGATCTACCGTTGGGTCAATCAATAATCCAACAATTAAATAATCGCACAACGTCTTTGCTTCTTGTAACATTACAATATGACCTGCATGAAACAGATCAAACGTTGAACATGTAAAGCCGACTTTGCAGTCAGCTGGTAATTTTTTCCTATCTAGAAACATTTTCTTCCTCAATAATACCCAATAGATCGTTAACACACTGAATGATAAAGTCTTTATCTGGGTGGTACTTATATACTCGAATAACTTCAGCTGCTGTTAGCGTTAACAACTCATACTTATCTATCCAATTGTTATATGCCAACATTGTATTAATAGCAAGATCTTGTGTATGACTATCATAACGATTGATTATTAAACTTGCGATAAACTTTGCTATGTCAAGTTCACGACAACCAAATACATTAGGAATAGGATCAATTAAGTACATACTGTCACTGTCATTAAATAGCATGTTCTTAATACCAAAATCTCCATGACAATAACCATACTCTAATTCAATAGAAGATAGTTTTTCAACGATATCATTAAAAGGTTCAAGGTTAGCACCAGTACAGTGATTTACGATTCTTGCTATATAATCATCAAAGGTTAAAAACTTTGATTCAGTTGGCATATCGCCAAAAGCATCAAGAGCTTCTTGAATCAGCGCCATTGCTTTATGAGGACTCTCTTCGAAAAAATTAGGATCGTTATCAATATAATCCATTGTAATCGTATCACCAACCACTCGATGAATCTCAGGTGTACATACTGCCCAACCGGTTTTCTCATACCAAAGTGCGGCTTCATGAGCGTTTTTAGCTGTCTTGTGAACAAACTTACCGTCGGTGTAAATGTCAGAGCCTGATAGGCCGCCTTCTAATTCACGAATATCAGCAAGTATAAAATCTTCAGGTGTAATACCTTTGTCATCAATATAATATGCTGCGAGTGGTTTGTTAAAACTGAGTGCGTGATACTTAACGTGGTTCTTTAACAACCACGATTCGATTTGAGGACCATACTTATCTGCAGCTTCTTCTCTACTCCTACAAGAAATAGAACCACGAGCTGTATATATGTCAACAGTCCAACCTTGATTATATAGTTCATTACACTTTTCAATTAGAGCAACATTGGGTTTTGCATTATCCCAATCTCTATTCGACGTAAATGCTAAGGTGTCATCAAAGTCAAGAACTATTCTTTTATGCGGTGACATAATTAGTCCTTCTTAAAATAAATGTTTCGAGTTAATCCACCAAAGAGGTAGGTGAAGTATACGAAGAATGGAACTGCAAGTGCGAGTCGTATTGTATCAGAAGTTGCACCAACCAATTCACCGAGACCGATGAGAGCTGAGATTAATCCAACAATACCTGCCACAGTCAATATGCCAAATCCGAAGTCTTTAAGTGTTTCTTTCATAATATAGTTTCCTTGTTAATATTTACTATTATAACAAATTTTAAGGATGTTGTCAATAGTTTTCTTCAACTTTTTAGTCACCAGTCAAAATCACCAGTCAGACTCCACGATATACCAACTTCATCAAACATATCTTTTGTTTTGTCAAATGAATCTATCCATCGCTGTGGAACATCTGTTGCATCCATTACAATTCTATTTATGCCGGTCTGAACAATTCCTTTGGCACAGTTAGAACAAACTGGTAATCCATAAACATATAACGTTGCGTCTTTACAAGAGATACCATTAGCAGCTGCATTGTAAATTGCATTCATCTCAGCATGGACAACCAATTCGTACTTAACTTCCCTGTTCTCATATCGTTCAGGACTATCATCAATACCTTTAGGAAAACCATTATAGCCTGTAGCAAGGATACGTTTATCTTTAACAATAATTGCACCAATCTTTTTACTAGGATCTTTCGACCAAGTAGAAATTTCTTTTGCTACGGATAGGAATCGTTTATCCCAAGTCAAATCTATCATGTAACTACCTTATGTTCTGCGCGTACAAGATCTTCAATAAATTCAAAATGTCTTTCGTATACATGAAGATTAGTTGCAGTCCAAATTAGATCACCGCATGGAATACCAAGATCATAAGCAAGTTGGCCTTGAACAAACTTTGCCCAAGCAACGTCATTGTTATAACCAAACACTGCATCGTTAGAACGCATTAGGTAATGGGAAATCAAACAACCATCTCTAATCATAAATGTATTAGAATAGGTACATACGAAATCATTCATACCGTCACGATTGAAATCCGTATGCATAGATGGTCTGTTATATAACATAACTGCACGTCTACTATTAGGATTGTTTCTCAACTCACGTAACACATTCTTATATTGATTACCATTCTCCTCAGAGTAAATGCACCAACCATAATTAGAATTGATCTTACCTTCGTCAGAAGATATATCTTTCCAAATCTGTGGTGTCTCTCCAGGAATATCATCAACATATAAGGATTGAGAATCGTACCATTGCAGTTCGCGTTCAATGTACTTATATGCTGGTGTACGGATTAACCAATCTTCAGTAGCAACAAATGATTCGCCGAGAACTTCAATAGTCTTGGCACCTGTCCTATCAATGACAAAATCTTGTTCAAGATATTTCTCAATAAGGTCGGCTCGGATATCATTTGTACACTTCATTAGATAGATTCCATCAATGCTTCAATATCAGAGACTTCAGCAATTAGATCTGTAACGTTTTGGTTATGGAAAGCTCTTGCGGTTTTACGAAGAATTGATTTTGGGATTTCGCATTCTTCAGCCAAAGCATTAATTGCTTCTTTCTGAAAATCACGTTCTGCTTCCATTCTTGTAAAAGAATTACTCATTTCTTCCATGCAACCACGGATTCGTTTCAAGTCTTCGGGTGAAGATGGTAAAATTATATTGCTCATTATATAGTACTCCTGTTAAATACATTTTTAGTTTGATTCTGACCTTTAATACCTTGACGACAATATGCAACAAAGAAACTTGAATAGTTAATCAAATCTTTTGCTGAATCTTCAAGGGACTCAAAGTTAGGATCGTAATCATCTGACTGCATTGCTTCCATTACTGATTTCATACGTAGCATTTTTGCATGCATAATATCATGAATGGTTATAATTCCGTTAGGATAGTAGTCAGCTTGTTGAACAGTCGAGTTTGGATTTTGATAATCTCTCGACTTTTTCAATTGAAGGTCAACACACTCTTGTAGTATATCGACCGAAACTGGGTTGGTTGGTTTTGTCATATAGACTCCATAATAAAAAATATATTATAACACAATTTGACTGGTTTGTCAATGGTTATTTTAATAACTCTAAGAAATGATCGAATACACCTGGATTATCTCTGCATACTCTTTCGAAGTTTCGTGCCATTGTTTTAAGACCTTTCTTATTGCCTTCTTCTTGGTACTTCTCTACTCTAGCTTTAACCTTTTCGTAGTCAAACTTATCAGCCGGATAGATCTTAGGTTTCCACGTTACAGTAGAATCCTTAGCCATTCCATAATATCTTCCGTCATCAATGTATTTAAATGGTACTGCCATAATTGTTTCTCCATAATTTAATATAGTATATTATATCAAAGATTCTTGATAATGTCAATGGAAACTTCGTATTTTAAGAAAAGATTTGTTGCTGCTACTGATAGGTTATCAGATTCGTTATAGGTTTCAGACCAACGAATGTAGTCTGGTGTATTACCATTTTTGTTTGGAGTAAGAAAATGCTCAAAGAAAGCATCGTGGGGAATCATAGATATTCTGTAATCAGAATCTTCAATAGTGGAAGCATCAACTAAGGCGATCCAATCACAAGCATTGTGTTTACACAGTAAACTCCAAGCTCCTAACATACCTTCTGTAGATTTGTTTGCTGTCTTAACTTCGATACGTCCTGGGAATCGGACTTTACCGAGTACATCAAATTTACCATTGACTGATTCGCCTTCCGTCAGTTCAACAACCTTGGATTCACCTAATGAACCGATAAGTGATTTGTACAGATCTCCTGTACCACATAGCTTACCTTGTTTATGTTTATATAAAGCACGTTCAAGTAATTCTGTTAACTTATCCATAATCTACTCCTTAAAAGTTGTAGTCATAAAAACGAACAGGTTTATTTTCTAGCAGATGGCGTCGACCGCAAGAACTGAACCAACCTTTCTTTGCTTTACTATATCGAATACGTGTAACCACAGCATCGGCAACAGATTCATAAGAATAAGATTGTTTGTTGTTATTAGTAGTATGTCCGAAGAATCCACCAACAACTGTTTCACATTTAAAATTGGGATCTAACGTTGCTCTCATTGGACGAACTTCTAACGTTAGATCAGAAACGACCTTAGTAATTTCGTAAGGACTAACATCAGAGTAACCATAATAGTTTGCATATTTAAAATCAGTCATTATACATGTTCCCATTCAGTTTATCAATTTATAGTACCATTATACAACAGTTCTTTATGAATGTCAACTACTTTATGAGATTAACTTAATATCTTTATGACTTTGTGAAGTCTACCTGACTTCATCAACTTATGGAATGCTTTAAATGCTTTTGCCATGTTATTGTCTCCTATATTGCGATGTTTCCAATGCAACAATTGTGTTACAATTCTGTTACATATAAAATATATATACAGATAGGAGACGTTATTCATGAAAGTTATACTACTCTCGGTTCCGGTGCTCTTTCAAAGTGACCTTGTAGAGTAGACAGTTTATCTTCTGCCTCTGCTAATAAAGTTATCTCTGAATCAATAGTTGCCATAAGATCAGGATGTTCAGCAACGCCAACACCTTTCTCTAATAGTATCTCAATATTAACACTATGCTTTTGAATAGCTGCAGCGTACTGCGCACTCATTGCATATACCAACCTGTCTCTTAACTCTTTCATTCTTCTGGAAATCCTTCTTGTACGAACATGCTTAACTGTTCTATTTGTCTATCTGTTAATGGCATGGCTTGTCCCCACATCATTGCACTATTACTGCCTACTCTTTCTTTATTTCTGTAAGCATTTAATCTTCCTGCTATATAGTCTGAAGTTTGTCCTGCTAACTTAGGAAACATACCTTGGCCTTGACCTTTTGCTCCGTGACAGCCTGCACAACCTCTCCATACTCCTCTAGCTTGTTCAAACACATCAACTATGCCTGACTCTGCTTTGGCTATTGCTATAGCTTTCTTTTCTTGTATTTGTTCTGCTACTGTACCATTGTCTATAACATACTGCTTATAGCATTCGCCTGTGCAGTTGTTAATAGGTGGATGACCTTTATGCTCAATGTTCGGATATATGAATGCAACAAAAAAGATTACAAATACAGAGCAGCCAACTAATACATATCCAAGCTCTCTCATTTATTCTCCTTTTAACGTTGGTAGGATACCGTGATTCCCTTCATGTGATGGAGCTGTCCATCCTTCAGGTTTCATTAGATCAGGTAATCCTAGTGGGTTTGGCCTACCTACTTTAATACCAGGTTCTTTGGCCATGTTAGCTTCGAGAACTGCGTCCCAAGCTTTATAAGGATCGACTCCGAAGGCATCAAGAGTACCGATTGCCACTACACAAAGGTCAACTAAACCATCAACGATTTCTTCGGAGTCGATATCTGTTTGAGCAGTTCTTGTTTCATCAAGTTCTTCTTGTAGGAAGTTAACTCTGAATTCCAAGAACGCCTTCAACTTTTCTATATCTGAGTTTGCTACCCAGCTATGTGTTTTGTATTTTGTCTGCATGTCGACAATGTCTTTTACCCAATCTTTACTCATAATTTATCCTGTAATTCATTAAATCCACCAATTGCTTCGCCGTCCATTATAATCTGTGGAAAGGTTCTTGCAGTTGGAAACTTAGTAAAGAACTCTTCTTGCGAAAAGTCCTCACCCATTGATTTATACACAAAGTCTAATTTCTTTGATTGGCAAATCTGTTTAGCCATACTGCAATAAGAACAGTTAGCCTTTCCGTATATTTCTATCATACTAGTGTTAGTCCGCCTGTATCAGGCATGATAATACTAGATGTTGCTTCGAGAACTTGTCTCTTTAACTCTACGCCTGGTTCAACAGTAAACATAACGTGCGCTTCACCAATAACAATAGGGTCTCTTTTAGCGTAAGGTACGAATGGGATCATTCCAATTTTACCTTCTCCCGCTGGTATTAATAATATTCCGTCTGTTAAGGTATAGAAACCTTTATCAAAAGTTACTTTTGCTACAACCTCTTCACCGGTTGATAGTCTTACGATTTGTACATCACTCATTGTTTTTCTCCTTTATTGTGTATATTATAACACAGTTTGATATAAATGTCAATAGTCTTAACTGAAAAAGTCATCGAGGGTATTAACCTTCTCTGCCGACCATCCAACTGCGTCGAGTATTGATTGAATAGGACTCAAGAATACTTTATCAAACTGAAGTTCAGTA